ATGGCGAACTCGTGGGGGCCGGCGGAGGTTGACCGGCTGGATCAGTTGGCGGGGGATGTGCCGATTTGCAACCTGGCGGAGTACTTCAACCGCTGGGCGCGGAAGAACGGCTATCCAGAGCGAAGCCGTAGGGCGCTGACAGACCGGGCACATGCCATGGGCCTGTCGCTGATTCCGGTCGGCAGGTGGATGCGAACGAGCGCTATCGCCGGAATCTTGGGCGTGCATGAGGAGACCATCAGGCGCTGGGTGGCTCGCTACCAGCTGCCTGCGGTGCTTGACGGGTCCTCCTGGACAGTGCGCAGGCGCGACCTGGTGCAGTTCGCCAAGCGCCGGCCCGAGCTGTTCGGCCGCACCCCGGCGCCCGTGCTGCTCATGCTGCTGGAGAACAACGCACTGGCGGAGAAGATCAGCGCCGCTCACCCCAGGAAGCTATCCGACTGCCGACGGGTCCGTAACCTGGACACCCTCAAGGTCTACCCCTCGGCAACGGAGGCCGCCCGCCGGCACTTCATCACCCGGCAGACGATGGCAACCGCCATCCGCACCGGCGGAACCGCCGCCGGCTACCACTGGGCCTGGGCGGAGTAGTGCGTTTCTGTTGCGGGGGTGGTATGCTGGCAGAGCCACACCGCAATAGGACCCATGGACCAGTGGGAAGACCTCGAACGTCGCGTCGCCGCTTTGGAGGCTGCCGCGGCGCCGACTCCGCAGCCCGATGAACAACGACTGGCCTACCTCACCAGCTGGCTTCGCGGTTACATCGGGCCCAAGTCGCTGCTGAGCGCTGACGGCGCTGAGAGTCTCGCCCGCCAACTACTGGCCAATCGGATCCTGACGGGGGCGCCTGCGCCGATGGAGTGGCCGGAGTTGCCGAGGGAGGTGCCCGAATGCCTGCTGCCGGACGGTCAAAGCTCCATCCTGCGGCCCTTTGCGTTCCTTGTGTGGCGGTACGCCCACGAAACTCTCGCCGCCATGAACCCCAACCGCCACCAGGAGGTCCAGGCCAATGACTGACCCGATCCGTACCGCGCTGGAGCGTGCAGCGCGAGAACTGGAGCTGGTGGCAACGTCGCTCACCCAGGCCGGGTGGACTGCTGCTGGCGGCCGCGCCCGGAATGAAGCGCACGCCGCCCGCGCCGCCCTGGCCGCCCATCCCCTGACCACGAAGCTGGCCCTACACCCCGACGGCACCCCGCAGGTGAGCATCGGTCCAGCGGTGGACATCACCGCCGTAGGAGAGCTGGCTGCCCAGCCCCCGGCGCCAGCGCTCGACATCGATGCGCTGCTGAGTCCAGAGGGAGCCTATGAGCCGGGCACTGGCCACGAAGATGGCGCCCAGCTACTCGACCAGCTGGAGTGGTGGGCACCCTTGTACGGCTGCGACACCCTCGAAAACCTGCTCGACCGGATCCGTGAGCGGATCCTGCCCCACCTTCGCCCACCCATCGCCGGGATCGATTTCCCCGGCCCCGATGGCGACTACGGCGGACTGCAGGAGCTGTGCGATGCCGAGGGGGTGGATGTGCGCATGGGTGCGCCGCTGCTGCGCCGTGCTCGTGCCGCGTGGAAGCAGACCCCAGCACCAGCGGAGGTGCCAGAGATCCCAGAAGAGGTCCGTTCGGCGTTTGCCGAGCTGGAACGCAAGGAGCAGAACCTCAGCAATTTTCGCTCGCTGCGCGAGTCCCTCGCCGTTGACCAGCCCCCCGCGCCGACCCCCGCCAGCGATGGGGAGCGGGAGGAGCTGGCGCAATGGATCGAAAAGCTGGGCGACAACTATGACGACTTGTACCGCCTGACATCCGATCAAGTCATTCCGAGGCTCACCCGCGCCGCCCTCCTCCTCCGCCACCCCACGCCGGCTGCTGTGCCGGTGGCGGTCAGCGAGAGCCCGTGGGAGCGGGAGGGGTGGTGTGATTGGGAGGGGCGGTGCTGGTGGTTTAACCAGGCTGGAATCCCTGAGTGGCAACTTGCCGATGGAGGTCCCTATGGAGATTTCTGCCTCCCCCACTGGGCCATCCCAGTCCCCCAGCCGCCCCAGGGCGAGGAGGTGCAGTCGTGAGCCAATCCCCGCACGAAGCCCTAGCCTGGCGCCTCGAGAATCCTCGAACTCACCGGCTACTGTGCGCCGATGCGCTGCAGGCTGCGGCAGTCATCCGCCAAGCGCCGGCAGAACTGGTCGCCACTCGTTACTACCACCCCGCCAGCGGCGTCACGATTGAGCGCACCCGCGCCGAGCCCGACGCCTGGGCTGTCCGCAGCAGTTCGGAGCGGATGTCAATTTTGGGCGAATGGAGCATCGAGCCCAGCCCATCGGAGCGCACCGCCGACTACCTCGCGGAGCACAGTTTCCCGAGTCCATGGGCTGCGTGTGCAGCGCTGCGACATCACAAGCCGCCCCAAGGCGAGGAGGTGGCGGAGTGATCACTCCTCCCGATACCGCCCCCATCCCCACCACGCCAATGAACACCCCCCAGACACCAGAACCCCCCGCTGCCGGGGAGTTGAGTGATGAGCAGTTGCTACTGATAGCAGCGGATGTACTTGAATACGACAGCATTGCCCCTGGCGAGCCTGACGTGATGTTGGTCGGGCCCGAAGAACTGATCACCTACGCCCGCGCCGCCATCGCCGCCGACCGTGCGCAGCGGAGCCGTCAGGAGGAGCAATCCAATGGCTGAACTGAGCTCCGCTGCACAGGCGGTGTTGGATGCAGCGCATCGTGTTGGCCGCCCTGACCGTTCGCCCCATGACGAGATGGATCTCGTCGCCGCCTTGCGGGCTGCTGCGGTACACATGCAATTCGTGCAGGATTCCGCCAAGTTGCATCAGATCGCCACCGAACTGGAAGGCACCCGCCAGGGGGAGCAGTCATGATCGAGATCCGATGCGACGGCGGCCGGATTGGTCGCCTCTGGTGGACGAACAGCAGTGAAAGCGGTGTTTTTCATCAAGGCCGCCAACCCTGCACAGTGCTCCGCCCCGGCCAGTGGGGCTGGGATCATGCCTGGCCCGATTGGCACCCGTGGCCGGTGATGCCATGGGGGAAGGGTGATCCGGCGGATGATTGCTGGCGTGATTTTACCGCATTTGAGCCTTGGTTCTGCGATCAATGCGAGCGGCGAGGCATTGATCTAGACCTAATCATTACAGACCAAATCAGTATCTATTCCATGATCTGCGCTGTATTTGATGCCGGTGTCGCCGCCGGCCGTGACCCATGGCGCTGGGCGGATGAGCTGCAGCGCCGCCAGGGGGAGCATCCCCCAGCAGACGAAACCACCACCACCACGGAGGATCGGCCATGACAACGGTTTACAGGTATGTTGTAAAAGCAGAGAAATTTACTCTGGAGCCAAAGATTTTAAGATGCGAGCTAGTAAGTGAAACCCCAGCTTTTGCTACCTTAAATATACCAGACTGGCGTGGAAAAACTAGGCAAGATAGGATTAAAAAAACCGGCCAGGTGTTCAATACCTGGGAAGAGGCTCACAATGAGCTGATGGCACGCGCACACAGGCAATTAAACCAAGCCAGGTTGCAGCTACAGCGTGCCCAAAGTCTTCACGGCAGCATAGTCGGAATGCGCCCCCCAGCAAACAAAACCACCACCACCACGAAAGAGCCATGAAAAAAGGATGGCCAACGGCAGCGATATGGATTGTTGCCATTATCTGTCTCACCTACATAGCTACCCGCTGATGCTAAAAAACGACCGCTGGATACGAGAGCGCGCCGCCGAGGGGATGATCACCCCGTACGTGCCGGAGCTGGTGCGGGAGGTTAAAGATCCCCACGTCAGTCACACCTCTCGTCTGGTACTGTCCTACGGCACCAGCAGCTACGGCTACGACCTGCGCCTGTCTGCCAAGGAGTTCCTGATCTTCCGCCACATCCCTGGCACGGTGATGAACCCGAAGCGGTTTAACCCGGCCAACCTGGAGCCCGCCACGCTGCACGAGGACGAAGATGGCCGCTACTTCATCCTCCCAGCCCACACCTACGGCCTGGGGGTGGCGCTGGAGCGGCTACGGGTGCCGCCAAATATCACCGTGATCTGCCTAGGCAAGAGCACCTACGCCCGGCTGGGTATCATCGTCAACACCACCCCGGCGGAGGCCAGCTGGGAGGGGCACCTCACGCTGGAGTTCAGCAATTCCTCCGGCGCCGACTGCCGCATCTGCGCGGAGGAGGGCATCTGCCAGCTTCTATTCCTGGAGGGCGACCCCTGCGATACGACCTACGCCGATCGGGCTGGGAAGTATCAGGGGCAGCCTGAGCGGGTGACGTGGGCGAGGGTGTGAGCATGACCCACCCCCCCCTCTCCCACTGCCCCGGCTAGGGCGACGGTCCCGAAGATTGCCAACGAAAAACGGCGGATGGTGAAACCCAACCGCCGCCAGTAATCATCGTTTTTGAGCGTGAGAACTACGTGCCGCCTGACCTCCAGGTGGCGCACAACCTCCCGAACGCGACCCCATCGGTTTGCCAATCGGTGTGACCCAGGTCACAGGGCTCGGGGGTATCCCATCCGTGCCAGTGGTGGCAGCGGTCACAGGTTCGGCAGCCGTCGCCGGTGAGGCTTCTTGGCGCCAGCTCGGAATACAGGATCCCTGCCCTGACCTGCCGGATCAGCTCCGGGGTGCAGGGTGTGCCGGCGGCCTTGAACCGCCGCGCCAGTTCACTGTTCGACTCGGCAGAGCGGTGGATCGCTCGGATCTGCTTGTCGGTGAATCGCCGCGCTCTGGTGGCGGTCATGCCTCCTCCGGGACGCAGCTGATCAGCCGTGCTCCAGGTTCGGCGCCCATGATCGCCATCCGGCGCAGCTCGCCATAGCCGCCCTGAACCCGCACCCGGATCTCGGGCCGGCCCGGCGAGCGCATGGTGAGCCACCACCAGGCGGGGGCTTCGCCGTGGGGGATCCTCAGCTCCCGCGTGATTGGTTTCATCTCAAGGACGCGAATCCCAGGCCGTTGCCGTAGCAGCGCCTTGTGATAGTCCTTGGCCGTCCAGTCGCTGTCAGCGAACAGATCCTCTGTGCGCTCTTCCCCTTGTGGGGTGATCAACCGGACGCGCATTCCGGTGGCTTGGTTTGTGGGCATAGCGGTGTGTGGCGGATGAAATCGACGCACCAATTCCAGTGCGTCACGAGTTGTGGGTCAGGGTGGCCAGGGCGACAGCAGAGAAGCTGATCGCCGACCACCTCGACATACTGGCAGTTAGGGCAGTTGGTGCGCACGCTCCGCATCGAGCAGGCGCTGCTCGCGGTGGAGGATGTAACCGTCCATGAGCCCAGCCGCCAGGAGCAGCAGGCCGATCATGGCTCCGCGACGGGCATCCTTTGCGGCAGCACGGGCCGCCCGGCGTTTCCGTGCCCGATAAACGGCCAGAGACACCACAGGAGCAGGTTCATGATCCAGATTTCCGGTGTGGGGCATTAGACCAGCTCCGCCCCGGTCATGGACGGCAGCCTGAACCCCTGGGCATCAGCCGGGGCGCCCCATGGATCGCCACTGACTGGCCTGGTGGCGTCGGTGATCGCTGCGGTGATTCGATCGGTGATCTCGGCCAGATCACGAGCCGCGTCGGCGTCTAGGGGCAGGCTGTCGTCGTGGGCGTTGTCGGCGATGCCTTGGGCGACCACCTTGGCGGCGTCGAGCAGGGCCTCCAGGATGAGAACCTGCCTGCCGTTTTTCGGCCCCGCGGCAGGGTGCCAGGCCAGCCGCGGCACGATGGCGTGGACGGCCTCGAGTATCTGGTCGGTCAGCGCCGCGCCTGACTGGGGGCGATTGGTGAGGGGGATGGTGTTCATGGGGATGGGGATGGGGAAACGCACCGGGAACCGGCCCCTGGCGGGGCGCAGCAGATCAGCGCTCAATGTCCAAAGTAGGAACAGGCATTCCTCCTTCGGTGGGGACATAGATAGTGCGATTGCCTTTCTCGGATCCCTCTTGCAATCCTGTGATGTAAAGATACTGCAGATAGCGAGGGTTGTCCTTCAGGCTGTCACCGATGATCTTATTGGCCTGAGCAACGCCTTTAGCTCGCTCAATCTCAGCGTCTGCTTCATAAGTGGCAGCGTCCTTCTTGGCCCTGGATTCAAGGACGCGGACTTGCCTAGTGGATTCAGCTTCCATCAAAGCTGCCTTGCCGTTGCTGGTGGCGTAGTAAATGCCGAGTTGAGGAATGAGCCAAATAACAAAGGCCAATGCTGTGACACCAAAAGCAATGAAAAACCAAAAAGCTGCAGGAGGTTTGTCGTTCACGGAATGAAATGGGGGTAATGGAACGCACCGGTTTTCGGCCCCCGGCGGGGCGCAGTGGGTTAGGGCATGGGTGGGTACCTGTGGGGAGGATCAGCGAATCGTCGGCGCCGTTCAGACCGCAGCCCAGTCGATGCTCAACGCCTTGTGAAGCGAGCCGGCGATGATGGCATCGGCAACGGCATCGGGCGTGCTGGAGGTCATGGCCTCGATCAGCTCACGACGCAGCTTGGCTTCCCGGCTCTTGCGTGCCTGTTGCGCGGCGTGCTCACGTGCAACGCGATCGGCTTCGGCTTGACGTTCCGCTTCTAGTCGGGCCTTCCCTCTCGCCTCCGCTTCGCGTGCTCTGGCCTCTGCCGCCGCCGCCGCTTGGACGGCTTCTTGCACCCGGCGCTCAGCATCCCGCTCACGCTCTGCCGCCTGCTGGCGCTCAGCTTCGGCGCGGCGCTCGGCTTCAGCTCGCTGTTGCTCTTGGCGCCGTTGCTCGGCTTGCTGCTCGCGCTCCGCCCTTGCACGCTCATCGGCGATTGCCTGCTGGCGAATGCGCTCCTGCCGCTCCGCTTCCTCCCTGGCGGCTTTCTCCGCCCGCAGGGCCTCTAGCTCGGCCTGCTCGGCTTCCCGCTCGCGCAGGGCATCCCGAAGCTCCAGGAGCCGCTCAGTCGCCTCAGCGTGGCGAGCGGCGCCCGCATTGGCGAACTCCTCCAGGCCGGCAGTATCAATCTCTGCCAGTTGGGCAAGCCGCGCTTCTGCGTCGGCAGCGGTGGCGACGCCTTCCGGTAGTGCCGCAATGAAGTCGAGCACGGACTTGTGGGCGTCAATCCGAGCTTGCTCCTCGGCTTCGATCGCCCTGAGTTCGCGCTCGTGAGGTTCAATCAAACCCTGAACCGACGCTTCAAGCGTTTTGGCGGTTTCATCAACCGCACGCCCGCGCTCCAGGTGGATGGCCTTGGCGTCCTTACGGGCTCGCTCAATACCACCCTTGAGGCGGCGAAGCTCGGCGACCCATGAGCGGGCGGCCTTGTTATCCCACTTGTCGCGATAGTTGAAAACCTTTAGCTCGGCCTGCTCGGAAGCGATGGCGATGTCTGAAGCGAGCGCCTCCCACTTGCTGAGAGCAGTGGTTTCGGCGGCTGGCGGTGTGATCGATGTTGATGTCATGGCTGTGTGGGGGTGATGGGAAAGCGGTGGCCTTGCGGGGCGATGGTGGCGCCCATCAACCCCTCCGCAGCATGGAGGGGTTCCGCTCGGCTGCGCTCAGCGAGGGATGATCCTCATCGTCGTCGCAGTCGTCGTCGCCGTCCGGGTCCTCGCGGTAGTCCTCGAAGCGCTCTTCCCAAGCGTCAAGCCTGTGGTCGTCGTCGTTGTAGTAAGGCATGGCTGCGTGGTGGTGTGGCCTGCTTGAATCCTACTCCATCCGTTGCGAATCTGCACCATCCCCGGCGGCTTGCCCCGCCATGGCCCACTGAGCTGGTGGGTTCCTGCCCCCGGATGCCAGACGGCGCCGGGGGTTTCCCTCCTTGGCAGGCCTGTTACAGTATGTGGACCGTTGGGTTTGGTACCCCAATGGCGACACCGTGACCTGAGTGTCCCGCGTGTGTGGCTGAGGAGTCCGGTTCGCCGGGCTCCCACAGACATTTACCGGTTCTGCTCGATCGCTGCAGGCCGCTCGATGCGGTTCAGCTCGCTGCGGTTGGCGCCCACCCCCACCAGTGCCGCCAGGGCAATCAGGGCGCTGGTGGCGGCCAGCAGGATCCCGATCCAGGCCGCGGCTTGCGTGCTGAATCCGCCGATCGCCTGTCGGCCGCCCTTGTTCTCGGCGACGATGTTCGACAGCATCTGCACTTGCTCCGAGAGCTCCTTCAGGTCTTCCCTGGTGGCCAGGCTGCCCTCCATGGTGTTCATCCGACGCTCCAGCGCCTCAACCCGTTCGTCCCTGGCGGCAGAGCCCTGCTGCCAGACCGTCATGGCCTGCAGGATTGACTCAACCTTGCCGGTGAGGGTTCCTACCAGCAGGAACAGATTCTGCTCAGCGGGCTCTGTGCTCACGGCAACCTCCTCGCCAACCCCGCCACCACCAGCGCATCGGCCAGCGACTCATCGCCCCGGGTGATCGTCGCCAGCCACCGCTCAAACGTGGTCCGGCCGCTGGTGGCCACGATCGCCGGACCGCTGGCGAGCCAGGCCTCGGTGAACTGGGCCGCCAGGTGGGCGCGGGCCTGATCCGCCGGGGTGCCGCGGCGCTCGGGGCAGTCGATCCCCTCCAGGCGCAGGCGGACCCGCCAGGTGGGACGGCAGCGGAAACCGACATCGCGGCCGAGCACCACCTCAACGGTATCGCCATCGACGACCCTGACCACCTGGTCCAGTTCGTAGCGATAGTCGGGGGCCAGGGTCATGACTCGGGCGGGGGTGGGGGGAACCAGTCATTGCCAGCTTCTTCACCCGTGTCATCAGGGCTTGGGAAAACCCAGCGGCCATCGCCGATCTGTGTCGGCGAGGCCCATGAGGTGGTGTGACCGTATTCCGTGATAAACACCATGTCGGACGCCCTTTGACCGTACAGCGGGAAACGCTGCCCGATCAAATCAGGATTGGGCAGCGTTTCCACGGAAACCGGCCAGATCGGTAAGTTTGACCAATCGTCAAGCTTACCGCCGTTGAGCGCCGCACGGTCTCGCAGGAAGCTTGCGTAGATTTCCTGCTGCGCGGCGCGGGCTTCCGTCTCAGTTTCAAAAACTCTGTATTTCATGGCCAATCTCATTTCCAAGCTGATAGTTACGGAATCGCAGTTCCTATTTCTGCGATAAGTTGCGTTACTCTTGCGTCGAGCAGGGCAAGGTCCAAGGCTTCGCCCACCGAGTAGAAAGCGAGGCGGCCATTCGAGAACGGGCTCGTTGTCACGCGGTTGAACACAAGCACGTTGCCACTGAATGGAGTTTGCGAAGCGATATTCGCAGACGCAGCCGTTCCGGCATACCGATAATTGAAGGATGCCGAGCCCGATCTATTCATTCCTATAAAACCAGTCGAAGTGGCCGCACCGATGATCACCTCTGGTGATACGCTCCGAGAACGGAAAAACAACTGATTTGGCACCGCAGACAAATTCGCGCCGAAATGAGTAGCGCCGTTGGCGGCACCAGGAGCAGCGCCGATATATGCAATGGAGGTAGCTGCTGAGTGAGCAGTTGTTACGAACACCGCTTGGTGATTGCTGTTCTGCGGGTCAGCATTGTTATTGCGGTTGCTGTCCAAATACTTTGTCGTGCCGTCACCGATCAGACCCGTCTTGCGGTTGTAGTCGCCAGCGACAAAGTTAAAATTCGTCGGTGCTGTTCCCACCAGCGGCACAAGTGCGCCGGTCAAAGTCCGGGCACCGGCCAAAATACACGATGCCTTGATGGCGGTCCAAATGCCGTCGGCTTTGCAACCCTTCACAAAGCTATCAATCGCAACGCGGACCGAAAGTTCCAGATTTTGCGCCTCGGCACTCTGCACCCTGCCGATATAGTCCAGCGCGTCGGCATCCCAAGCGGGTTCTTCGACTACCGGAGGCGCATAGCGGTAGGGGTGGGTGCTAGGCAGCGTTGCTTCAGTGCCCCATTTCCACGCGAGATAACCCTCAACGCGCTGGCGATCAAGCGTAGATAAAACGTCATAACAAAGTATCGCTTCGCTTATTTCAATGTTGGAATAGTAACTGCTAACGGAGGCTCCTTGCAGAGAGCCAATCGAGAAACCATTAAAGTTGACTGGTTCTAGCGATGTTGCCGGATTGGTCAGTGGATATGGATTGCCAGTTGCCGCCGTGCCATCACGAAACAAATTTACGCCAGTCATACTCGGTTGCACAATTCCAAAAATATGATGCACACCCCCAATATCAACTGATAGCGATGAGTCATTTACATCTCTAGACCAGCCCCCAAATCCTTGAGTAGAACGCCCAGAAGCTCTATAAAATGCCCTTATCTTTCCATTTTGTCCAGTTTGCCCAATCCCCATGGCGAGATCTTCGCTAACTGCTGTAACATATCGTGTCACCATAAACATGGAGACATTAGTAACACCTAAGCTACCAGCATTTTGATTTAAGAGAATATCGCCTACGCCATCAAATACGACTGTCGGCTTGCCGTTTAGCCCGGTGGCATTGTAACTGGGCTGCTGTGATGCCGTGGCTTGGAGAACATGCCGCCCATTCCCGCTTTTATCATTCCACTGGCTGACATTGCTGCCGTTCAGCGTGATCGTGCTCGTATCCGCCGCGTCAAGCCACAGGGCAAGGGCTGGAAGCTGCGCTGGCGTCCACGCTCGGGGCAGCCTCCCCCCCTGCAACCCCAGCCTCCCAACCGACCCGATGCGCCCGATCATCACAGCACCGCCGTGACGCCCAGGTTCCCGTCGGCTGTGTCTCTGATCACCCGTAAGTGCGTCACCCCGACGGGAATCCTCAGGTGGAATCGCTCATCCGCCGCCAGGGCCAGGTTACCTGCAGCAGCAGCGGCGGCAGCTACACCAGAGTCGCCGAACCTGACGAAACACCGGGTCGAGGGCATCAGCATCACCTCCCGGCTGGTACCCAGTGTCGGCAGGGCTACGGCTGCGGTGCTGGTCGCCGTGAACGCCTGCCGGAGTGCGTTGGCGAAGTCATACCCCCTGGTGCCATTCCCCGTCGGATCCGTCACCGATGCGGTCGTCACGACCGGGACGTTCCCGGACTGGAGCGCCGGGATCCTCGCCAGCAGCGTCGTCCAGTTCGTCAGGGCCGTGGCCAGGCCCTCCAGCCCCAGCCGGATCAGCCCCCCGATGCCAGCCGTCGCCGTGGGGCTCGCGGCTGGCGCATCGGTGGGGGCCCCGAGGTCTGCGTTGATCGCCTGCAGTTCGGTCAGCTGCAGGGTCTGGTTTGCCGCCGTGGCGTGCCCCCCGCCGCCACCGCCACCACCGCCGCCGCCGGCCTCGCCGTCGTCGTACTCAATGAACAGCTCGTCACTGTTGGCGTGGTCATGCGTCGGCACCCCCAGGGTCAGCACGCCCGCGGCATAAGATGCGTTTTGCATGTAACCCGGACCGCTCGCGCCGCTCGGGTCAAACAGGATTTCACCCCGCGTCTGGTTCGCCACCTTGAGCACATGGCTCAGACTGATGGGCACCTCTGTGGTGAAGGTGATGGTGCCAGCGGAAGCCGAAAAGGCTGCATTCGCTGGACTCAGAACGCGATACATGGGCGGGCTCCGCTATGCCTCAGGTTTCCGGCTTCTGCCGGCGTTTTGGTGCCCGTGCCACGCCATCACGGACCTCGGGGTCCTGCTGGGCAGCGGCGGGGGTGATCGTGGGTTCGGCGGGCTCGGCGGTGGGGCGGCCCATCGCCTTGGTGACCTCCTCCAGTGTCATCCCCAGCGGCATGGCGAAAGTCATGGTGTCCTCAGGTAGGTGGGAGGACCCCGGCGATTACCGCCAGGGTCCGGTGGGGTGATCAGCCGTGGATCGGCACGATGCGAATCGTGTTGGTACCGGCGGGGGCGTTGGCATCAGTGCCGGCGACGGCCCGGACAGCACGCACCGACACGTCACCGGTGAGGCTGCCAGCGGTCCGCACCAGCCGCTCAACGGTGTCGCCCTGGATGGCGATCCGCTGAATGCCAGGGGCGCAGGTGATCACGGCGATGGTGGCGTAGGTGCTGGCAGAGGCCAGGGCGCCGCCCTCGGGCACATGCGCCGCCTGGATCGTGTAGGTGCCAGCAGAGGACGAAGACCCGCTGGCGACGATCCGATAGACATCCGCGTGATTCAGGGACGTATTCAGGAGCTGAGCCGCGCCGGTGCGGGTTTCAGCTACGCGGCCACGAGTGCCGCGGAGGACGCTCCCCACCAGGACGGTGAGGGCATCAAATGGCATCGCCAAGCGAGTGGCGAGACCGGTTGCACGTTGTCCCATTGGGATTACCTCTCGGGGTGGAAGAAAAAGGGAAAATCAGGCCACGACAGGGGCATTCGTCACCCCGTAGAGGCGCGAAGCGGATCGGCCGTTCTTGATCGTCATCAGAATGTCCCACTCAAAGCGGGTACGATCAACCACGCCATCACCCTGCTCGCCGAGTTGGCGAAGGGTGGGGCCGAAGGTTCCATCCTGCATCCGGCCCTGGTGCATGGTGACCAGGTTCGGACCGAAGGCAACGCAATAGATGGAGGTTGTAGCTCCACCGGTCGGGTCGATTCCGTTGGCGTTTTCGGTGAACGGCTGAATCGGGAGGTTCTGGCCGTTGACCTTGGTGGTGACGATCTCCACGCCGTCGTAGAAGCGAGCGCGGCGGCCGAACTCGTTCAGTTCCGTGACGTAGAGACCACTGAGCCCGTTGTTGCGAGCGGCGGCGGCAACCCGGCGGCCCATCTGCTGATTCATGATGAACACCTTCCGGCCGCCCAGGGCGTCGGTGGCGTCGTTCAACTCATCGAGGGCAGCCAGAGACAGAGCGCCACCGGCATTGATCGCCTGAGAGCTGCCGACGTTGATCCGCGTGCGGAGGCCGTCGAATTCCCGGTTGTTGGCGGCTTCGTTGCCGTTGATGAACCGATCCTCCAAGAGGAATCGCATGGATTCCATCTGCATGGTGATCTGGTTGATCCGGGCCTCGGGACCTTCGGTCCGCAGTTGGAACAGGTCAACATCGATGTCGGCCTGCATCATCTTGTAGGCCTCGGACTGAGGGTTGATGATCCCGTAGTCCGGGTCGTTTACCTCATTGGTTCCACGGAAGGCAACCTGGGGCAGTTTGGCGACCTTGTTGTAGAACACGCCCGCACCGGGGGTGTTCTCAAAGGGGATGAGACCGGAAAGCTCGCCGAGGCTGAGTTCCTGGTAGAGCGCACGCTGGACTGGGTTTTCCGCAGCCTTGGCGGACTCCAAAAGAGTCAGAGCAGTCACTGTTGATACCTTGAATGGTGGTAGGGGTTGCTGGTGGCATCACGCCGTCGGCGGGCTGGGCGTCACGCCTCTTCCCGGTCACCACCAGCAGCCCCGTACCGGCTAAGCCGTTGCTTTCCCCTCCAGTCCGAGCCTCAGCAGGTCCCGCGAGGACATGCCGGCGAGGCTCTGCCCGTGCTGCACACGCCCCGGTACCCCAGCCCGACTACCGCCACCGCTGCCGTACCTGGGCTTGAACAGGGTGCCGTAGGTCCGGTCATCGCGGAGCTTGTCGAACACCTGGCGCGGGGTGACGCGCTTGCCGGTTTCTGGATCGGTCTGCGGCAATCCGTCGGCGCCCTTCAGGTACATGCCTTGGCTGTCCTCCTCAATCCGATCGCCGAAGTGATCCCAAAGCAGATCAAACGGCACGGATCCATCAATCTCACTGGCCTCGGTGAGCCCCTCGGCGGCGTGGAACTCCCGCTCGGTCTTCACCCGCAGCGTCTCCCGCCTGGCGGCCTCTGCGGTGGCCAGCGCTTCGCCGCGAATCTTGGCGGTGTCGGCTTCCAGCTTCTGCTGCATGGCCTGGATCTGGACCTGCGCTTCGCGCTGCACAGACTCGGCCCGGGCCCGTTCCGCCTCGGCCTCGCGTCGGGCCTGCTCCACCAGGGCGGGGTTCTCGGTGGCGATGCGCTGAATCTCCTTGTCCCGCGCTTCCCGCAGCGCCCGCTCCTTCCTCAGCGCCTCCTGGAGGTTCTGAATGTCTTGCAGCGTCGGGGCGTCATCCCCACCAGCAGGGGGATTCGGCGGAGTCGCGCCGCCACCACCGGCAGGGGCATCACCGGCAGGGTCGGGGTCGACAGACAGCCCCCAGGTAATGAGGTCCAGGGCGGTTCGATTCTTCAGTTTCATGTGGGTTCCTTTGGCATCACGCCGCAGATTCCCCTCAGCTTTCCGGGCCTCACTCCACCCCAGCCCTTCTGATCGCCTCGGTGACGCTGCGCTCCCGTGCCAGGCGGTCGAGCAGTCGCTCGCGGTTGCGGTACTGCAGCAGGAGCGCCACCTCCGTGGCGGTGGGCTGCGCGGAGGCGATGATCGGTTGGTCGGGGCGATCGGCGGGCATCAGAACTTGAACCCCACCACGGCAGGGTCGGCGGCGGCCAGCGCGGCGGTTTCCTCGGGGGTGAGCATGAGGTCGCTGGCGGTGAAGCCCAGCCGCTGCAGCTCAATCAGGCAGGCTAGGGGGCGGTCCCAGTCCCAGGCGGCGACGGGGACGGGGTCGTTTATTCCAGCAGCTAAGACCCACGCGGCGTTGTCATAAAAGAAGTAATTTTCGTTGTTTTCCGGGCCGAGAAAGAAAAAATTATAGATAGCATTATTTGTTTGCACTGGAAGCACCGCCGTTAGCCCTAAATTTTTTTTAAGCTTGAGTCCCTGCTCCGTCCCGGCCTGAAAAGCAGACATATTAAAGGCGGGAGCATTCAGGACGGGCGTTGATCGGAAGTAATAGATATTTTCTGTTGTATCCTCTGTTACGCCTGGCTGCTGATAGCCGGCGGTCAGCATGTACTGAGGCGCGTCGGCTGGAAAGTATTTTTCGCGAATGTACTTATAGCTTAGCGCTTTCGAGTTATTGGTAGCAAGGTCTCCGTAGAGAAACTCGTCATCGTAATTCTTAAAATACGAAAACATGACCGGCGTGTATCCATAGGCATTATCTTGCACCTGTCGGTTTACAAGGCGCCCGAAACCGTAAGAGCGCAGCAAGCGAAAGTTGCCAACCACCCCTGAGGAGCCGATGCCTTTTTGTTGCGCAAGATTTTTAAGAGTATTTGGCCAATTAACAATTTTAATTTTATCGCGCGTTACAACCGCGGCTTTGTAAAATGAATCAAATTCTTGTGAGAACAAGAGCACAATGCGGTAACTGCCACCTGGAAATGCCGCTGTAAATTTAGGGGCAGAAATAATGCCGGCGCCAAACGACTCCGACGCCAGGCCATCGGCTGTCGTAACGATCACGGATCCGCCACTGATCCGCCAATACGCCCCCGCCACCTGAAACCGCTTCCCCCGCACCTGCACCGGGTAGAACTCAGGCCTCTCGAACTCCGGCACCGCCCCCCGCCATGGGTCCCGCTGCCCCGCCGCTCTGCTGATCAGTGAATCCGCGAAGCCCCGCCCGCGCTTCACCAGCCTGGTGGCATCCCGCTGCATCCAGCCGTCCTCTGTCCGATCCTGCAGCCGCCGCTGATTCTCAGCCTGCAGCGCCCTGGATGCCTCCAGTAGGCGGGACGGTTCGGTGACGCTGATCCTGGTGGTCATCAGACAGTGAACTCATCCACCAGCAGATAGGTGGGGTATGTCTGCGGCTCGCCCGATGCCAGCGCAACGGTTGGGGAGAATGTGTAGAGCTGCTCGATGTACGTTGCCCAAGTGGTAACCCCACCGGAAACCGTACCGGTCACAAGATACAGTGAATTGTATTGCAACCCCTGCGGGCTGCCGTTCGCCTGAAATGTCACATTCTGCACCTGGCCCTTGAAGAACCCATCGCCACCCGAGTACGCGCCTGCGGGGAGTGTCCAGATCACGCGGCTGTAGCCGTAGCCGGCCTGGCCGGTGATCTCTGCCGCGTCCCAGTCGGCGGTGGTGCTGTCGACGGTGAGGCTGCCCGGGTTGATCGCCAGGCACGCCCGCGCCACCCGCCCCTGATAGGTGGCCGCGTAGCCCCGAGCCAGGGCCCCTTGGCTGACCTGAAACGTGTTCACAGCGTCACCCCACGGGGTCCGACGGCCAAGGCACCGGCGACAGGATCAGCCGCGGCCTGGTACGTCTCATTCGCCGCCAGGGTGACAAGCGCTGGGCGGATCACTCGGCCCGATGCGACCGCCTGGCTGGTGATGGTGGCGCTCACCGGCGCCGTGATGTCGAACGTGTTCGTGGTCACCCCAGAGATGGCGAAGCTTCCATTGAGCCGCGAGAACGGGATGGCATCAAGCACCACCGTATCGCCATTGGCCCACCCGTGGCCGGCTGCTGTGATCGTGGCGGTAGTTCCACTCTGGGCCACGTTCGTGACGGTCAGGAACCCCTGGGTTGACTGGAACACCGCCAGGATGAGGTTCTTGTTCGTCGCGCTCCAGTTCACCAGCACCAGCGAGCGGAACGAGAACCCCGCACCGCTCGCCGTCCATTGCGGGATCGCCGTGGGCACCAGCCGCCAGATCCCGCCGGCATGGGTCGGGGGCGTGATCGTGCAGGTAACCCCATCGGTGGTGTAGCCGTTGCCGTTCGCCACCTGCGTCAGGTTGGTCAGCACGGTATCGCTCTGGATCACCGGCACCGTGGAGGTGAGTACAGCCCGGACCGTCTGGGTATCGAGCGCGTGGACACCTCGGCCGTTCGCGGCGGGGTAGTAATCGTGGAACGTGACCGGTTCGCTGTTGACTGTTGGCACGGACTGGCGGCGGGCTCACCCCCAGTTTTCCGGGTCAGGTTCCCAGCTCCAGCCGGTTGATGGCGTAATAGCCCCTGCCGAAGGTGGCCGATTGGACGCTCACCTGAAGTGATGTGATGTCGTTCTGACTGCGGACGCCGATGAAGATCGCCGGTGGTGTCTGATTGCTGGAGCTGTTCCCGTTGACATCGAAAAATCCAATACTGGTCGCGCCGACGAATGCCTCAACCCGTGCGACAAATGCGCCTATAGAGTTGGTCTGTATCTGCGTTCCTGCTGCTTTGATTCCGGCTGGCAGGGTAAAGGTAAGGGTGACAAGAGTGCTTGTGCTTTGGTTTCGGGAGATCAGCTCATCGCCAGTGGCAAAGTTTCCGTTCCAAACTGCCGTAGAAGGCGATGTTGCTCCTTGCGTGCGCCTTGTCATGGTATTGCCCCCACCAAGCGCAGCGGATAGGGTGATGGAGCTTCCCTGATTCGTGGGCACATCCAGCGGGACAAGGAATAAGTTCCCCGACTGGCCGACCACGCCCCAGTCCACGAAATCCGTGCCTCCCAGCGCCGCCCTGGTGGTGATCTGCGTGAGCAGGGGCGTGTAGATCAGCGCCATGGGCATCCCCTGCCCGGTGCCGCGTGCTGGCGGGGTCATCTGCGCCACGTTCGAGGCGGTCCGCGTCAGCGCCATCGATCCGCTCTGCCCGGTGCCGCCGGTCATCTGCAGCAGCAGCCGGGCCGGGAAGAACTGGCCGCCCAGTCGGATTCCGCCACGCATTGGGACGGTCTGCGCCAGCCACGGCTGAACGGTGAACTGACCACCCAGCCGGATCCCGCCCCGCAGCGGGACCGTCTCGCGCCAGGGCCGCACCGGAGCGCCGCCAGGGGTGAGGGTGGCCCGGGGGGTCGCCGCTACGGCGGTGGGCAGCGCCGCGAACAACGCCACCAGGTCCGGCGCCTGGGGGTTGAATCCACTGGGGATCGCCATGGCGTTCGCGGGCCTCGGGTTGGCGTTGCTGGCCGGCGCCGCCGGGGACGGAAGGGTGCTCTGCCCTGGGGGCAGCGGGAACCAGGCATCCGCCACGGCGCCATCAATCGCGGCACGGAACAGGGCGTCCGTGGTGCAGACCGTCCCAGCCGTGCCCATGGTCCAGGTGGTGCCGTTGGTGCGGTAGGCCGCCGTGCAGCCGTTGAGGCGGATGTAGAACGGCGAGAATGGCCGCGCCGGCATGTCGAGCGGGCTGAGCTGCAGGCCCGCCCCGTTGCGGCTCCCGAGACGGAGGTGGTTCTCGACCCTGGCGTAGGAGAGGGCCTCCTCCTGCGCGTTCGCCGCCACCACGGAATAGACCGGCGGGGTGCCAGTGGCTACCACCCGATCATCCGAGGTGTAGGGCGGCGAAATCTCGACAGCGGTTTCGCTGGTGGGGGAGCCTATGGCCCAGGTCATCTGGGCGACCTGCTCGACGGTTGGAACCTTCGCTGACGCCAGTTGATTGCGGTATTGCTGGCCGGGCCGCTTCTGCAGCCCAAACTCTCGTTCCGTCCTGATCCGCTGGCTACTGCCGTAAGGCACCAGCCGCGACGCGTAGCCAATCAGGTCATCGACAGGTTCTCCCTCCTCCCTGAGCTTGGATATGGCATCAGAGCCAAAGGGTGTATTGATATAAAGTACAGATTGAACCGTTTTCGTCAGGGTAATCCCGCTGATCGGTTCCTTATCGTAGGTCGTAACGCGCTTTGAGATCAGCATGGTGCCGGTCCCGAAAATCGCGTGCGGTCCGTTCCTGCCGCACGCTGCAGCTACGTCCCCGGTCGGCCCGTACTCCTCCGTGGTTTCGCGCAGCACCTTGGAGTAGTCCTCAGTGGCTTCATTGGTCGATGTATTTGGCGCAATGAAAGTAGTCCCATAGTCAAAGGTGGTGATGGTTCTCCTTATCCCGTTGAGCGTATTGGTTGTCTCGATTCTTCTCTGTACCCTGTCCTTCCCATCGTAGGTTGTCTCCTGCGTACTCCAATCGTTATAGGTGATAAATTCCCTAACAACCTGCCCCGCTGTATTCGTGTAGCTGTGGATTGATTGCACACCGCCGCCCGTCACCTCCTCCCGTTCCCAGTTCCGGCGGGCTATCTCGTTCTCTGTCAGGCCGTTATCCGGGGCCTTGAGCTTGAGGCTGGTGAACCTGGCGTAGACCGCATCCCCCGGCAGGTCGCCGACGTTCACCGGCTGGAAGCTCAGAATCTCGGGGCCGGTGATCAGCGGGGCGATGGCGCCATCAGTCTGTTCCTTGGAGATGAATTCAAGCTGTTCCGCCTCATTGATCCAGCAGAAATACTTGGCGGAATCGCAGATCCTGCCCAGCTCCTCCACGTAGCCAGCGGACAGGTCCCACTCATCAATGACCCGGTAGAAGTTGAACGGCACCGCGCCGCTGGCGGTGATCCCCAGGGCCGTGAGGATCTTCCCGATCACCCAGGCGGCGGACATCGGGGTGGCGGCAACTCTGCGCACCAGGTCCGGCACGCTGCCATTCTCCTCCACCTCCTGCGGATTCGTCACCGGCGGCCGGCGGTTCTCAAACAGGGCCAGCAGGCACCCAACTGACACGGTGGTGGTCCGGGCCAGGGGATCGGCGAACGAACTGAGCACTCGCAGGCGCCGCGGCACCCGTGCCAGGTAGGTCGCGTTCCCGTAGGCCAGCGACACCGGGTCGCCCATCTTCGGTCGGTGGATCCCCTGCAGGATCACCGTGCCCTTCGTCATGCACAGCCCACGGGTCTGGATGTGATCATCCACCAGGGTGACGGCGGCCTCAGTCGGCGCGAGGGGGCCCAGCGAGCACCATGACCAGTGGCGGGTGTCGACGGGGTTCATCAGAATTGCAGCACCGTGAAGTTCACCCGATAGGCCACCGTCAGCACGCCGGCATTCGTGCGGAGGAACGCCTCAGGCTTGCTCCAAGTGGTGGGGAACCACGTCCCCGTGGTTGGCTGGCTGGCGATGGTGGTTTCCAGCCAGGTTTCGAGCGCGGTCTTCCCGGCGGCCGTAACCCAGCCCTGTACCTCGCGCACCCGATCCGCCACCAGGGGGCCGGTGAGCACGTGATTTCCGGCTGGCGTGCGCTCGGGCGTCGGCAGATCCCCGTAAGTGCCCGCCACCGCCGTCAGGTTCACCACCGCCGTACCGAACGTCAGCGTCCCAAGCCCGAGGGCCTCCTGTTCCTCTAGCCCCTCTTCGATCTCCCGCTGCTGAATCGCCAGTGACTGGGCGGCGTCCACCAGGGTCAGGCTCACCCGGATGTACTGATTACTGGCGACTTCCTGCGACGGGCCATCGGTGATCCAGCACGGCCGGGAGGTCCAGGTGAACCCCGGCCCGCTGGCGGTGACCGCGATGGTGGCGCCCAGAACCCCCGTGCGGATCGCCGGTTCCTCCGGTAGCCGCGCCGCCCGCCACGATCGGCACAGGCTCCACAGGGCGTCGGTCTGGGCCTTCCGCAGCAGCCCGGTGAACGTGACGGTCTCGGCCGCCCGACCCTTGGTGGCGTCGGTGGTGTCGAGCCCCAGCGGCGGCGCGGTGAGATTGGGGAACGTGAATGTAGCCCCGCCGTAGGCCAGGGTTCCCATGGGTCAAAACCTCCCGATGGCGCCGAGGGTCCCCGCGATGCCCGGAGTGCGCACCTCCACATTCCAGACCTTGCGCCGCAGGGCCTCCACCTCCACTGTGAGCCCCCCGATGGCCTGCTCCAGTTTTCCGAGGGCACCTCCGCCAGAGGGGATGCCAGCGGCGGCGATCTCGCCGAACGCGCCCCGGGCCCGTAGGCCTGCCGTGACGCCAGCCGGTAGCACGGTGCCCCGCCCCGGCGGTCGCCACATGCCCCGGGCTGGTGCCGTGATCAGCGACAGCGCACCACCAGCGCCGAGGAACGACTCCTGACCCAGCTCGTTGACCCGGTAGGCGGTGGAGGGGTCGACCGGGCCACCAGCCCAGCGGGCCTGGGGGGTGGTGGAGATCCTCCGCAGGGTGTCCAGCAGGGTCGTGGCCTGAGTGTTGGCGTTGGCGTAGCCGGCGGCGAGGGTGCCGGCGGCGGTGGCGGCGTCGCCGGTGACACCGGTGATGCCCTGGACGGTTGTGTAGATCCGCACGGTTGCGCCCCCAGCGGTGACGAAACCGGCAGAGACCGCCCGGGCGCCATCGACAAGACCCGTGGTCGACTGCGCCGCCTGATCCAGATTCGTCAGGCCACCTGAGAGCGACTGCTCCCACCCCTGCGCCGCCGCCTGCGCCCGGAACCCGTTGGCGGTGGTGAGCTGCTGGGCCTGCAGGGTCTGGCGCTCCAGGTTCTGGATGGCGCCGAGGGTCTGGAGGTACCCGCCAGTGGCGGCGGCCTGCTGCCCGGCGAGGGTGACGGAGCTGCGCTGCAGCGCGAGCTGATCCTCCAAGGCCTTGCGCTGGCCGCCAGTGATGGATGGATCAGCGAGCTGACCCTGAATCCCGAGGACCTTTTGCTGCTGCTCCAGCACGTTCGCCTGGGCCGCCCGCTGCGCGTTCTGGGCCTCGATCACGGCCTGCGCCTGCTTCAGCTGCAGCACCTGCCGCTCCAGGGCGAACCGTTGCGCCGCCCCGGCGATGGCCGCCTCCAGTGCCCGGCGCTCCAGATCCGCAGCGCCCTGCTTCAGGTTGGCGATGTACTGCTCCTGCTGGGCGATGGCACCAGAGCCGGCCCTGCGATCCCGCAGGCGCTGCAGCTCCTCCTCTGCTGTCCGTAGCGCCACCCCTTGGCGGGCCTGATCGACCGCGAACTGGCTGGCGGTGAGACCCTGCAGCGCCTGCGCCAGCGCCAGTTGGGCATCGCCGACCCGCTGGGCATCCTGCAGCCGGCGGGCGGTGAGGTCAGCGGCGCGGCTCTCCAGGTCGATCGCTTGGCGGGATGGCTCCAGCCGGCCCTGTGCCAGCTCCAGGATTCGCTGGCGCTTCTCGACCTCATTCCGGGAAGCCTCCTGCTCGATCTTCGCCAGCTCCAGCACCTTCTGAGCGCGGGCGGACTGGGTGGCGAGGATGTTCTTGTCGCTGCCTTCAGAGGCGCCGCGCTGTTTGGCGGCACCTTGCTTGGCCAGGATCTCATCCAGCCCCCGAATCTCAGCCTGAAGCGCCCGCCGCCTGGAATCGTTCAGCGCCTTGTCCGCCTCCGCCTGGGTTGCCTTGCCGGCGGCAACCTTCTGGGTCAGCGCGGCCTCGGCCTCCAGGGTGGAGATTGCGGCGCGCTGGCCTGCGAGGGTGTTCAGCTCCTTCTCCTTTTTCACCTGCTCATCTAGGCGGCCCTGTAGGGCGGCGAGGGCGGAAGCCTGGGCGTTCGTTTCGGTGACCCTGTCCGGCCCCTGCCCTTCCCTGAAGCGCTTGGCGCGGGTTTCGAGGTTGGCGAGGATGCCATCGACCGTCTTTGCATCAAGAATGATCCCGCCAAAAAAGTTTCGTTTACCGCCGG